GTCTTTCTAAATACTTCTCTTTTTCGCTCATTATGTACTCTTCAATGCGTTTATATTGAATTTGAGTCTGTTCTTCAGTTGCTTTAACTTGTTCTTCAGTCATTTCTCCACTTAGTTCTTTAAAGGTCTGGACAGCAATGTCTAACTGATTTTTAATCAGGGCTGCTTTTAATTGAGCCTGATTCCATAAGAATTCGGCATGTTCTTCTTTTCTTTGTTTCTTTTTATCTTGAGTCTTAGACATACCCAAAGCCTACCATAAGTTTAGATGAGCAGTTTTTGCGTCCTCATGCTCAGGAGGCTCATATTAAGTTGTAGGGAAATACTACTTAATAGTCTTTAGTTTGTATCTCTTAGCCAACTTGTTATACATGGCTTTTAAGTCTGAAATAGACTTTTGTAAAGTAACAATAGTTGCTGTTAAATCAGCAATTTGCTTAGTTGCTGTAGCGGTTGCAGAATCATAGGCTGCTTTATCAGCGGCACGACCAACCTTTTCTGCTGCAAGTGCTGCCTGGACTGCTGCTAACTCACCTGCAAGATCACGAATAGCAATGTTCTTGCTAACTGATCCAACAGGAGTTGACATGCCAGCAATTGCAGTAGCAACAGTTGCATAAACAATTACAGTAACTTGACCTGCTGCTGGAATTACAACATCAAATGTCTTAGTTCCGTTAGTTGCTGTAACAGTGTCAGTTGTTAAAGTAGTTGCAGAGGCTGTAGACCCATTGCTTACAACAGCATTGATAGATGCTCCACCTTTTAAGTTTCCAAATACATCGTATCCAGTTACCTTTAATGATTGAGTACTTCCAGCCGCTGCTGAATCAGGTGCAGTTAGTGCAATTGCATTAAGAGCACCAGCAGTTCCTTGCACGTAGTACGTAGTTGTATTTCCACGGATAGTTACAGCAACAGATCCTACCGCAGTTGTTTTTGTATAAACAAAAATATCAGCAGTAGTACCAGTTCCTGTACCAATAGAAAGACTTGCAGTTCCAGAGGATGCAGTAACTGGAGCAGTAGAAGTTGCTACGGCTGGTACTAATGTTGCATTTGTAGCAACAGCAGTAACAACTGTGCCTGTATCTAAGCCTGTTACGGCAATTCGTAATGCATCTGCTAAATCAACGCTGTTATCTGCTGGAACAGGAAGTGCTACAGGAGCGGTTGCTGCTGTGCCTCCAGTTGCTGCTGAACCGTTAACGGTCAGAGTTAATGTATTTGCATTTGCTGATGGAACTAAAAGAACTGTGCTTGTCAATGCTGCAGCACTAACAAGTGCGATTTTTTTCAGTGATATCACTTAGTTGTGTCTCCTTAAAATAGGCTCACGATGGAGTCTTTAAATACCTTATCTTCTTACATCTAATAAGACACTGAAGGAGTCGAAATGTTGTTGAAAGTGTTAAAAATAGTAAAAGAACAGTATCTACAATAGACGTTGTTATTTTAATACATGTTTATGTTTATATCAGGAGTAACTTTTATAAAGTGTAATAATCCTACAAAAGTTACTTAAGTTGTTCCTTTTCAATGTATGGACCTGAAGTAAAGGCTGTGAGTTTTGCAGCAATCTCCATAGCCTTCATTGGTTTAGCACCAGCATGCAGAGCACCTAAAGCATATGAAGCCCCAGAACCAACTGCATAGGTTCCATCCATACTTCTCATAACAGCCAAATCTTGATCAATATCAAACAACTCTCCACCAACAGCCATTAAGAATTGAAATCGTAATCCTTCTTTAGATTTATCGTGGTCCTCATTAAAATCATATCCATTTTCAGTTAAACATTTTCTAAGGGAAGGCATAGCCTTTGCAATCATAAAGTGATAGACATCTTTAGAATCTTTGGCAGTTAATTTTGGTGGATTCCAAATGTGTTGAGCAATATCGCAAGGAGAGACCTCTCCAGAACCAGCAATTATAAAATCGCCACGTTCGGTAACTTTTGCCATTTGTGGATGTCGATAGATGCGACCACTCTCATCCGTTACTTGATTATCTGCAAGTAAGATGCAGCGATCTTCGTACTGTACTCCGATGATGGTTGTCATGGGCACCCCTTCAGTAGAAAGCCCCCCAAGAATACCAGATGGTTCTTAGGGGGCCATGGGGGTAAAATGTCCGATTTATAGTAATTTGACCAGTTCTGCCCAAGTCTTGGGGCCAACAATTCCATTCGAGTCCAAATTGTCGTGATTGTTTTGAAATGCAATTACAGCCTTCTTTGTGGCTGGGCCGTAGTCTCCGTCAGCCATTAGACCAAGAGCACGTTGAACAACCTTGACGTTGTTCCCTTTACTTCCAGGTTTAATAGTTCCTGGGAAGGTTGGTGTCTCTGAAACAGGAACGCTTGCTTCAACTTCGTTACCAACGTAGTTAGGGCGACCAAATCCAACAATAGATACCATGACCTTCTTTTTATTAGATATGTAGCCACGAACCTTTTTACAAACTTCGCCACCATTTCGTTGATCACCTTTTGCAGTTCCTGCAGTATTACCCTCAATGCAGGTAACTGTTCCATCTCCATTGTTAGATACAACAATACCTACGTGAGAAATCCTATCTACACCATCTCCTGGAAAATCAAAATAGGCTATGTCTCCTGGTTTTGGAGAGGCATCTTTTGCATCTACCCAGGTGCCCATCTTTCTAAACGCAGTTGCGCCAGCCACAGTTGAAACGGTATTAGGAACCTTTACACCTGCCTGATTTGCACACCACATAACAAATGAGCCACACCAAGGTAGAAAGTCTGCCTTAGTAAATTTGCCATACTTAGTCTCATTATCTTTTGGACCTTCAATTGTGCCAACTTCTTTTTCAGCAACCTCAATAATGGCTGCTGCTGTTCCTTTGTCTGCCATGTGGCTCCTTTCGTAAAAGGCTATTGTCTCAGTGTGATAGGTTTGGCACATGGCAAAAATCGTAGAACTAACAAAAGATGAGATTCGAGTCTGTGCCCAGTTGGGCATGGAACGCTGGTTAATGAAGTGGGGCAGTGAAGATCGCCCTAACTATGCTGAAGGCAAACGCCAAGGTTGGCTAGAGTATGAGTTAAACGCAAACATCAGATCAAATGTTGCAGAGTATGCGGTTGCTAAACTTTACAAAATGCCATGGACAGTTCCTTGGTATACAAATGAAGAGCATAAGAATCGTATAGATCATCCAGATGTTGGACAAAATATTGAGGTTCGTTGTGTTAGAACTAAAGATGCTATCCCTGTATGGAGTAAGGATGTAAATAAGAACGCCATAATTGTTGGCACTAGAATTTACGACCTAGAGTACTTTTCTTCAGTAGAGATATATGGCTGGCTACCAGTATCAGAGTGTCAGAGAGATGAGTGGTGGTCGCAAGAAAAATCAGGAACTTGTTGGAGAGTTCCAGTAGATCAGTTTAGGGACGGAATACCTTCACTTATTGAAATTGTTTAAAGTGTCCAGGATGAATATTAGTAGGCACATACTCTTTGCCCATGCGCTCTTCATGACTTCCCTTATCGGTGAAGTTAGTTATCATGGCTAGATGACCGCCTAGAGAACTTTCTTTTCTTTCACCTAATCCTGGCTGACGATAAACTGTTACTGGCACATGGGAGACGCCCTCTGCCATTGCAGCCTCTAATCTATGGTGACCCTCACCAACAACGCCCCACTTATTAGCGTGATCATATGCAACCATAATTGGATTGTTAATACCTTTGCCACTCTTAATATCGGCCCTAATTCCAGAAATAACTTTGCCACTAGAAGGTTGAGCATCAGCACCAAGACGTCTATGTTCCATTAAAGGAATTAAGCGCTCAGTCCTAACCATGCCAGTAGCACTCTCTGACGGATCTCCTTCAAGATGACCTTTGCCACCTGCTTTTCTTACCTGAACATTCTCAGGAACAGGTACATGAAATTGTTTTTTAGACAAGTTATTATTGTTACTCATTTAGTATCCAATTGATTATTAGGTACTAATGAATGCATACCAGTTACTTTAAATCCTGTAGGAGATGCATAAATACCAAATCGTTTATCAGCACCTGGATTACGTACTACATCATTCTTTAATGGCGCCACCTTATACACAGTTCCAAATAACACTGGCTGATGTTTTTCTGCATTTAAACCTTCAGAGGCAGCGTAAGATGATGCAACTTCAGGATTTGTTGATGCCCATGCAAAATCATTATGTGGTTTTACGGTATCTCCAACTTTTAGAGAATGTTGTGAGCCATGAAAAAATTGTTGTTTAGATAAGTTATCTTGAGCAGCCATTATGCTTTCCACTTCCTTGGTGGATTGTATGTGCGTGTGCGATCTCGGTTATCACTTAACTTAGTGACA